AACTATCACTGGGTAGCTGATAACCAAACATAACAATAATTCCCACTATCAAATATATTGTAGTGGTAATAACTAACCACCAACCACCACTCATTTTACGTTTCATTTTCGGTCTCCAATCTCATTATCACAGTGTATCTTTCAATTGGTCTCATCAAAGTCCAATTAGTTATTTCACTTTTTGTTCTCTTACATCCAGAACAGACACCATCAACCAATTTACATTTACCTATACATGGTGAACATTCTTTTGCAAAGGAATATAAATTGATTGGTGGTAATTCGAAGTTAGGCCAATTTACACTATTTCGCATGACCCACCACTGCAGGCGACTTGTTCTTTCAGTGTGGTGTTATCGTCATGTTCAACGATTTTTGTCAAATCGATATCGTGAAGAGTTGCAATCATTTCATCGTATTTTTCTTCTGTAATATCTTCAAACGGTGCCTGAATATAAGTCCCACCATCATAAGGCAATACAGAGATACCAGTATAGAATGCACGATTCTTCCACATCCAACGACCACATTTACCCCATTCTTTATTTTTCAAAGAAATAGTGCATGATACGTTATGGAAGTTTTTACCGTGGATATGTCCTGGATGAACCCAATCAATGTTGAATTTTTTAACACGTTCCAACAAGTCCATAAATGATTCTGTTCTAATAATCGAACCAGCAGGTGCTTTCTGTGGGAAAGACATAACTGCTTCAATATGTGGTTTATGATAACAATCTTCAACGAGACTTGGGAAGTTTTGTTTCATGTAATGATATAGGGATTCATTTTTTCCTACACGCATACGTCGAACGTAAAAATCATTGTGCCAAGCATGAATACCGGATGATGACCCAACAACACAACTCGTCGTTCCGGAAGGTTTGATAGTAGTTGTTCTGGCTGCCGTTTTGATACCAATTATTCCAGCAATTCTTATGTTTTCTGTAACAACAATATTGGCTCCTTCGGTCAAGTCCAGATTCAGAACAGCACCTGAACCAATACCAGTCTGACCAACACCAATCAATGCTTCGCGCTTTGTGACTTCTTCCCATTCTGAACGAAGATAGTGGAAATCGGTATATGATGCTTGTAAAGTACCTAAGAATGATGCAGCCTTAGCCCTAGCATTAAAATCATCCTGAGATACTACATCCGATGAATTTATTTCTGTTACGTTACAGAATTGGAATGGATTTAGAGCTATTTCGCAACATGGGTTGGTTCCCCAATCTTTATCATTTGTCCAAAATATTCCGGGCTCACCCGCACCAGACTCTTCAATACGTTCCCAAATGTCAAAGAACTCTTCATCTGTAATATTGTCGCGTTCAAGTACAACAGAATTATTAGCACGGCCACGTTGTGGATTTAGTTCCCACCATTGACCAGATTTACATGAAAGCATATCCATATCTGATTTAGAGAACAATGAAATCATGGCTGCACGACGAATACCACCAGACAAAACCGCGTCTGCAATATGACATTGAATATCATGTGCTTCCAGAGGTAACAATTTACGACCTTTAGCATCAGATAAAATACCGCGGATTCGTTCGATACAAATTTTCAGTGGGCCTGGACCTGGTGCTTTACCGCCGCTCGTTACGAGTCTTGCGCCTTTAGGACGAATATCTCTATAATCGAAAACCGGTTCAGATTTATTATGGAAATGGGATTCGACACAAATCTTGATTGCGTCAGACCAACCTTCAATCGAATCACCAACTAAAAATCGGCGTGTCTTTTCTTTAGGACCAACAACTATAGGAAGTTTTGCGACTTGATGTTTTTGAACACCATATCCTACACCAGTACCGCCAAGCAACAAAAACATTGTTTCTGAAAAAGCATCCGGATGGTCGATTGGTAAGTAACAGCAATTATACATGCGGTTATTTGATAATTCGATTGATGTGCCACCGAATTGTAGAGAGCGCATCGAAGGAAGAACCTTCTTTGGTATTACGAATGTTTTATATACTTCTTGAATCTCTGCCTTAAGCATTGGAAACTTGCGAATATGCATAGACATATTACGCTCACATAGCTCTTGCCATGTTTCGCGTCTTGATATTTCGGGGATGAATCTGGCGTATTTGTTGAAGATGGTGATTTCAGATAGGATTTGTTGACTATTATCCATAGGACTTATTCTTTCGTTATTATGGGGTTCTATTTATATAGAATCGTCTTTGGATATTTCTTGGACTATTATTTGTTGGTCTCCGTAAATATAATCACTATACGATTCACTGTCGCTGAGGTATATTACTTTGTTTTGTGTTCCAACACCGGTCTTTTTGACCGAGACGATGGTTGTTTCAAAATTACAATGGGCTTCGACTCTAACTGTTGTTGTCATTGTTTATCTGCTCTTGCGATAGCAGCCTCATTAGTATATTTCAAACCATTGTAACGTTCACTCAACTTTGCAATATTTTGCTCCAATGTTTCTGCGCGAGTAATATTCAATCCTTGACGCAGACCTTCCATATAAAATTCTAAGTCACCAAGTTCTTCGATAACATTATCACGGTCAATAGGTTTACGATAGATAACGGACTTTTTAATCGCGTCCAATAATTCCCCAGACTCACCACTTATACCCATCACCATATGTAGAATATGACAATCATGTGTAGTAAGGGATTCTCTAATGGCGTATCCTGGCTTAACTAATGTTGCGACCATTTCATCGTGTTTAATTTTACTCATTTATTTTCCTTTATATTAATTCCCAATTTTTCACTTAATGCCTCTACAGCAATCGGGCAAACTTGACGAGCGATTTCCAACATAGCATCCGAGTACACACGAATCTCATACTGTGCATGCGAGTGGCTACGCAGACCAATGAACTTAAACAAGTTATGAAGGTCAACAGTTGCGAACATATGACTGTAAGTTGATACCGGCAGAACGGAACGAGCCAGCTCACGAGGTACACCATCAGCAATCATAGCTTTGTAACATTTGAAAGCCTCTTCGTTTTGGTCACGCATATACTCTGCCCAATGGTCAGCATTATCGTGCTGTGCATCCGTACGCATCTGCTTGTTCGTTGGACTTTGGCCAGTAATCTGTACTACTTCTGGAACGTAGAATTCTTCTGGCAACTCGGTGTAACGTGCTGAGACTTCGTTATATGACCAAGTGCGATGACGATGCCATTGACGGAATACGAAGATTGGTGCCTTTACTTCAAACGTAAGTTTGACGGCTTCCAGTGGTGAAGTGTGGTTATTTTTGACGAGATAATTAATTAACTTTTCATCTTTGCCAGCATCTTCTCCGACGCGCCATTCCGCATCATAAGAAACACGGGCATTACGAACAATAGATAAATCACTCCCCATACTTTCTACAAGTGCTACATATCCGTGGTCTAGGACTTTATATCCATTACGGTCTTCCATTTTAATCATATTAAATGCTTCCATTCTAAAATTATTAACAATACGATAATAGCAATAAGCCACCAATCAGAATCTGGTGGTTTTCTTCCAACATCAACAAAAGACATCATGTTGTTACTTTCCAATTATTAAATACCAACATCGCATTAAGTCTTTCGTATGTATTTCTATCAACAACATCTAGTATATCATCGCTAGTCCATCCTGCTTGCACCAATTCGTTTAAATCTTTTCCGGGTAAGTCTGGTGGCATAAAAGCAACTTTCAAGTCCAATTCAACCATATCTTTAACATTTCGCATGATGTGTTTGTTGCGAACGTCAGCATCTGGAATGTAAACTGCATTTGGATGTCTGTAAGTATGGAGTTTACCGTTTGCGACAGCTATTGCATTTGGAATCATCAAAGAATCAATCTCACCTTCAAGAACGTAATGTTTCTTGGTATCATCTAGTCTATCGAGACCGAAGAATCGCTCTTTCACATTTTCGTCAACGAGAATCCTGTAATATTTTTGTTCTTGTTCACCACCAACGTCACGTGCAGAGTAACCAATGATTTTATGGTCGCGGTCATGCCAAGGAATAATCACTCGACCATGGTCAGGGCCTCTACAACTTTCGAACTTGTCTGTATGGTTTTTTGTCCATGCGATGAAATCGACAGCATAGTAAAAATCGAATGTATCGATAGGTAGTTTACGATTCGTACAGAATTTCCAAGCTGAGGATGTTTCTGGTAAATCACGAACTAGAGGGAGACCCTCGAATATGTTTGGAACATACTTCTTAGTAGTCGGAATCTTCTCTTCTTTTTTCTGAATTTCTTGACCTGTTTGGTTTTCTTTAAATATCTCCATACAATATTGTTTGTATAGATTGATATCAAAATCTTTTAAGAATGTAGAGAATAGAATCGAAACGCTACAATTTTGGCAAAAGTACATCAACTTCCCAACTTTTACGTGGAAGTATCCTCTTGCAGCCTTCTTTTTCTTTTGAGAGTCACCACAAATTGTACAACGACAATTAAATAGATGATTCCCCTTCTCCTTGAACAGGGGAAGGCGATGGCTTATCATTTTCAAATATTTTTCCTCCAGCCATATCGACATTATCATTTACCTCTTCATTTGCGAATTTAACTATATCAGGTTTCGATAAGTCTGTCAAGTCTTCTGATTCCTTATGTACTTGGTCTACATAATCTTGGAACTCGTGAAAACGAAGAAGAACAAACCGAACTATTGCGCCGTTACTAAACATTACGTTTGGTAACCTCGTTATAGCGTAATCTATATTATCGATTTTTTGTTGGCCGACTACATCGACATCTGTACCGTTAAGTAATTTCATCGTTCATGCTCATTTCCAAACAAAATACAGTGAAGGCGCCCAGATATCTGGTATCCTCGTTCCACTGCCATAGTTGAAATTCTGTTGATGGTTCCATAATCAGTTTGCTGTTCGTAGGAAGACCCTACTGGCATAACGAATATACCAAAATACCCCATTTCCGGATGTTCGACTAACTCCTTAACCTTCACATCCAATTCATCAAACGCCTCAATAGTATCATTAACAACAAATTTAACTGACACATTACCACTGTAGAAAAGATTCAAAATCTTATCGGGGAACCAAGTCTTTTCTGTTGGTTCACCAGTGACAGCAAACAGCTTAGGAGAGACATTGAAAAGCACGTTGAAAGCATCGAGTGTCAAATTCAATGATTCTTCTACTTCCTGAGTACCATTAGTCTCGAACTGGATACAATCTGGATACGATTCCAATTTGGATGAACGTTTATATTGTGCCTCAAGAATAGATTCAATAGCTACCTGATGCAGTAGGGGTTCACCACCAGTAAAACAGATATCGTAACCATTTCCCGTATCAGGATGAACCCATGTATGCTGGTCGTCTTTTTTTGGTAAAAGTGATTCGATTTCTTTAATCAAATCATCTACATTCTGATAGCGAGTCCACAAATGTTTAAATTTGGGGTCAATCGCATAAAGAGTATCACACCCATATTTTGGAACAGGGAAATCGTTTAATGTCTGAATCAGTTTTGGATTGGAAAATATACTCACATCTAATGCTGGTTTATACGTTTCTGGTTGTGTAGGATGTTCTTGGAAGAATCCTGGACAGCGAAGATTGCATCCGGCGAATCTAACGAATATCGTCAGAACGCCTGTGCGTTTGCCTTCTCCCTGAACGGAAAGGAAAGGTTTTTGTGCGAGTATTATTTGCTTGCTCATAATATATAGAATCCAGTGTTAGGGTTAAACAATACACCCCAAATTGTTGTACCACTTTCGTGCCTGTTCAACGTCAGGAAAATACTTGATTGAGAAGTACTTGAGTATATCATTCTTAGCAATAACGAGTACACTTCCGTCATAATCATTTTCTGAGATTTTTATCTCATATCCTTCGAGGTAAACAGTTGGTGGAGATATAACCTTTAGGGTTTTCATTTCTTTTTAGGTTTCGAAACTTTCTTTGGTTTTTCGTCCAATTGCTCAAAAAGGGATTTTTCTTCAACATGTCTTATTACTGGAATAATAATTGGTTCAGCAATCAACATTACTTCTTTCGCTTCAATCATATTTTCTATGATGTTGTCGTGCGTGACGTTTTTCAAGAACGATAACTTGGAAATTTCACCATATAATGCTTCATATGGATTTTGGTCTTCGATGTAGAGTGCCGTCACACTGAAAACTGATATAGGCACTTCCAAATCTTCTCTACTAAAAACATGTACCCACGCATTCCATCCAACCTTTTTCGACCCCCAAATACTGTCCAATTTTACAATTGCGTTTTCGACCGTCTTATTACCGATGAAATCTGCGTGGATAGCCATGTTATTATCCTTACTGTGCTGGTGTCTCTACAACAACATCAACAACTGCTGGTGATGCAACTGGTGCAACTGGTGCTGCTACTTCGACAACGGGCGCTACGGGCGCTACGGGTGCAACCACTGCTGGTACATTCTGTGCAGCGATTTCTTCATTTGCCTTACCACGGATGTAAGTAATCAAGTCGAACGAATGTTCGGCTGGGACTTTTCCAAGATAGGTTAACATTTCGTTAATTTCTTCGATTGCGAAACTGATGATATTACTCATTTAAAACTCCTTTTTAAATTTACTACTTCCAATTGTGTACTTTGCTGTCAAAGTCCACTCTTCTTTTGCTTTAAAACTGAGGATTTTTACTGCTGACATAGGGGCTAACATCGCTATCCTCTCTGGTTCCAAAACTTCGACCAGACCCCAATCTTCCAATAGTTTCGTAATTAAGTTACGTCTACTGAAATCTTCTTCACTTATATTAGACGGTTTGCCGTCTAATAGAAATAATTCTTTAAAGTGCACAATAAAATATTCACCCTTCTTGTGTAAAATATGACAAGACTGATAAAGAGTTTGTGTTTTATTTGATGCTACGCCTAATCTCGTCAGAGTTTCCTTAATCAATAGGAATGATTCTGGGTCCTTAAGTAATACCTTTACACCGTAATCCACTTGAGCCACCTTTGTTTTGTTTTTCTTCTAATTGTAATAATTCCGACTTGCTCAAAAGTTTAAGATACTTCTCAGCCACTTGTTGATTGACCTGATAATTGGTCATAATCATTTCTACTTGATTATTTATTGTGGCTTTATTCCACTTACCATATCTTTTTTTAGCTGGAAGTGCTTGGAGATAAAAATCTCGTTGAATATCTTTCGGAAGATGTGAAAATTTGTTCATAGCCTCAGCAAAGTACACTGTGTCCATGGTATTACTGAATGCTTTATTAATCATCCAAGGAGTATAATCCTTGATATCGTATTCATACTCCTGTTTTGTTGATAGATGATTGATTAAGTCAAATAACGGATTAGGCTTTGCCACGATGATGGTCCACAGGTTTGAATGCTTTACGATACATTTTTAAAAGGATATCGTCAAGTGCGAAGGGTGCGTAGTCGTTACAATCAACACCAACATCCATACTACGTGCATTAGGGTCGTCTGGAAGCGTTCCATGCGAGTGTCCATAATTTATTTTAATATTTTTCATAATTTTTGTACAATCTATTATAAATAATCATGTGTATGTCCTTATAAGTGTAAATAAAATGCAAACAAAAATCTTACCGTATGTTTATCGTCTCGACAATCCAATAACCGGAGAGTTTTATATCGGTTACCGAGAAGCTAATACTGAACCGGCCCACATCGATTTGCCAAAGTATCGTACATCAGCACCAAAAGTCAAAGAATCATTTGCTCAATTTGAATGGTATATTGTTGCCGAGTTCTTTGATGGTGATTCTGCTTATGACTTTGAACAGTTATGTATTCATGAAAACTGGAACAATCCTTTATTACTAAATCAATATAATAATTTTGGTAAAGCTAGATTTCGATATAAACTTGGTTCAAGAAAAGGTTGGAAGTTATCTAAACCAAGAAAACCAATGTCTGACGACCAGAAATTAAAAATTAAAAATGCTTTAACTGGAAGACCAAAATCTGAATCGCATAAAGAATCATTGAGGATAAATCATGCAGATTATACTAAAGAAAATAATCCGTTTTTCGGTAAAACCCATTCAGAATCAACCCTAGAAAAACTTCGCAATGTTGATTATACATCTCGCTCAGGCGATAATCATCATATGAAACGCCCAGAACTATCACCTAAAGGAAAATCCTGGTATAATGATGGAATCAAAACATATTTTGTTTTTAATACCAACCCAATCATCAATGACTTAAACTTGATGAAAGGCCGCTCAATTAAATAATTATCTTTCACCATGATGGTCTATGGGTTTCCATAATTTGCGGCTCATTTTTAAGAGGACTTCGTCAATATGAAGAGGAGCAAAATCATTACTGTCTACTCCAACATCTAGCGATAAAGAATTTGGGTCATCCTTCAAAGTACCATGACTGTGGCCAAAAATATGCATGGAGCCGTAGTGCGACTTGTTCCAAACGCGCATAGCGTAGTGGCACAACACAAAGCGCAGCTTCTCGTCTTCCACTTGCAAGTCCAACTCAAACAATTCTGGTAGAATCGTGAACTTACCTTTTAATGAAGGAATGTCGAAGTTCTCAACATGGTCATGATTTCCTGGGACCATATAGATTGTACCGTTCAATCCCCAAATCAATTCGTTGATAGTCTTCTTGTCCTTCGAAAAAATCAAGTCACCAATAACAAACACAATGTCGTTGGGTCCAACGACATGATTCCATTTATCAATC